GGTTAAAAACATTGAAGTATTCGTAGAACATTATGCAAAGTTAGCAATGAAACAAGGTTGGATTGATTATGTTCGCCATCAAGTTAAATTAATGGAAAAAGAACCACAATTTAAAGGCATCGGCAAGTTAATTGCCCAACGCATTAAGGAATTAAATTGAAATACTTCATAGGCTTTGATCCTGGCTTTTCCGGCGCATGGGGCGCAATCGATCAAAACGGTGAATACATTGCTTGCGGCGATATGATCCACACCGATCAATATATCGAAACCGAAAAGATTTGGGATGAAATCACCGATATGCTTAACGGAAATGATTGTGAAATAACCCTTGAATGGGTTGCATCCATGCCAAACCAAGGGGTTTCATCAACCTTTAAGTTTGGAAGTGCCTTTGGGGCCGCTTTAGCGCTTGCACAACGCTTTAAAACACCTTGGCACCTAGTTACCCCTAGGGTTTGGAAAAAAGCGCTTAAATTGGATTCTGACAAGAAACAAAGCCTTGAATTGGCCCGCCGGTTATTTCCACGGGCACCGCTTAAACGAATCAAAGATAACGGCCGTGCGGAAGCATTGTTGATTGCTTATTATCAATTTACACAAACAAGGGGATATTGATGGATGCGGAAGATGAAGAATTTATGCGTATAGAACTTGAACAACAAAGAATCAAAGAAACACAAGCGGATTTGCGTAAAGAATTAGAACTTGCTAACAAAGCGTTTGATGTTGCCCATGATAATTTTGTTCGCAATACCGTGTTGGAAGAAGTAGCCCAAGAATTTGACAAGATGCGTTTTGGCAACACATCGGCTTCATTTGCGGCATTTGTTAGGGGGATGAAGAAATGACACCGGAAAGTTATGCCCAATTTATCCGTGAAAACGCTAGTGTTTATGCCGATGCCAAATCACGCCGGATCGGTGCCGAATTAAAATTAAAATCCGCCAAGGCCGTTTTGATGAAATGTGCCCTACAAGATGGCGTTAGCCAAATTGCCGCACAAGAACGTGAAGCGTTGGCAGATGGTGAATATTCCGCACTTTACGATGAACTTTGTAAAGCCATTAAAGTGGAAGAAGAATTGAAGTATAAATTGGAAGCAGCACGGCTTTTCATAGATATTTGGCGAACCCGTGAAGCATCCGAACGTTTAGCAATTAGGTCACACGAATGAAATGCCCCATTTGTAATCAAAAAACAACAACTATTGAATCAAGACTAAATGACAACAACACTAGAAGAAGACGATATGAATGCGCCCAAGGGCACCGCTTCAAAACAATGGAAATCGTATCCCAAGGCGAAATACACGCGGAACATGAACCTTCTAAGGTTAATTGCATCACTTCCGTGCCAACGATGTGGTTTCCATCTATCCCAAGCGGCACATTCTAATTGGCATGGGGGCAAAGGCCGTGGGATTAAAGCAAGCGATGAATATTGCGCGGCACTATGCCAAATGTGCCATTACCGCATCGATCAAAGCATTTTCTTAAATAAAGAACAACGCAAACAAGAATGGGAAGAAGCGCACATTAAAACGCTTCACCATCTTTGTGTAACCGATCAATGGCCATCAAACGTGCCATTAACCGATATTTATTTAGCCTTTACGCAAGGATGGGATACCGGCGCTAGGTTGTGAACTAGGGCTATGGCGTGGGTGTGCGTGTGACATATCGGTTTTTTCGTGCTTCTTTAGCTCTTTTTCAATAGCCATAACGTGTTCACGTTCTTTTTGCCATTCTTTTTTAACCACAAAATGTTTATCCATTTCGTGTTTGGTTTCACCTTTTGTGAACTTAAAATTCGTAGCCATAGTTACTCCAATACGCTTAACGCGCGTTTAGTTAATGAAATTCTATCATCTAGGCCAATTGTTCCGCCATTGATGCGTTTAGTCAATCCTACCCAATCTTCCGCTTCGGCTAGTTCATTGCAACCGTGTGTTTTCCAAAACCATGCCGCACTTAAACACGCATACATTGGTGAAGCCACAAGTTGTGGGTTTTTAATGAAATCTTGCCCAATGGCTTGGCCAAAATGCCAATAGTTATCGTGGCCGGTTAATTGGATCAATCCACGGCCGTGAAACCGATCACCATCCCCACTAGCTTCATCACGGTTGCCCATCCGATTGGCGTATATTCGGTTGGCAATCTTGCTTGCATTCCCCGCGTATAAAGGGATTTCTTCGGGCTTAAACTTGTGGCCAAACAAATTTTGAAGCGTTTCCGCGCGATAGTGTAGGTTTTCTTCCAACACCCTAAAATGCGCCGATTCATGGCTACATTGGCCTATAAACGCCGCTTGTTTCTTAACATCGTTAATCCCAAACGTGGTGAACGCCGTGGTTAACGGTTCCGACCATTCCGGCCCAATGCCAAGGGCGTGTAGTTTTTCGGTGCTTATCATTGAACACCCCCGTTAACGGTTTCCATTACGGTTTTGTAATTTGCGATGCAGGCGTTAAGTTGGGTGATGGCATTGTCTCCATCTGCGGCGATTTGGACAATAGCTTTAAGAGCCGATCGGTTAGATTCGGTTCCATCGGTTGTATTTCCGCCGGAAGCGGGGGCATTTGAATCGGCTTGTAAACAACCGGCGGCGGGGAAGCGCAACTCGCCACTATCAATCCGATCGTTGATGCTAGTAACCTTGTTTTTAATGTCATCTTTGGCTTTCTTTAGTTGGCCATTGGCTTTGGCTAGTTTGCCGTTTAGTTCGGCTTCTTTGGCCCTAGCTTCGCCATTAAGGCGTTCAATTTCAACTTTATCTTCCGCAACCCTTCGGTTATAGCCGTTTTGATTTGCAACATAATATCCCCCTAAGATAACCAACACTAAACCCACGATTTTTAAAATCATGGCATGGGCTTTAAGCATAGGGATAAACCCTACAAAGTAGCTTAAAACATACGCTATTGCACCGCCAACCAATGCAATAACGGCTATCCAATAAAACAAATCATCAATAAACCATGATAACCAACTAAGCATTTGAAGCCCTTGCTTGCGCCATGCGTTCGCGTTCGTGATCGGGTTCCAATGTTGGCGGTGTCATTGGGGGCGGCGGCGCTGTCCAATTGGGTGCCGACATGATGATCGGTGCGGGCGGGGGCGGGGGCGGTGCTACATAGGCATCTTTATTGGCCTTTGCCGCGTTCATCATATTAGTGGCTTCATTGGTTAGCCCCTTTGTCAAAATGCCCCCTATGCCCCCCACAATCAACAACACAATGTCATTCAACATCTTGGTGTAGGCTTGATCGATTGGGGCCATAGCCTTGATCGGTTGCGAAACAAACGTAACCGAATAAAGCAACGCCATCACGATGAACGCTAGGATTAGTGTAACCACGATGATTACAAACGATCTAACCCTAATTTCTATTTCATCGGCATTGAGGCGTTCCTTGGGGTTGTTGAGGAATGCTAGAAGTAGTTCCTTCAATTTTTTTCTCCAATATAGGGGCTACAAGGTATTCGGGGCAATCTTGGTTAAATTCACACAATGGCTTTTGGCAACGTTCGGATTTAAAGTTATCGGGGTCTTGGCAAAAATACCTGTATTGGTCATGGCAACCTGTAAAGAAAAATGGGAAAAGTATACATATCAACATCGATGTGTATAGAAAACTTGGTTTTTTAATCATTTCCCATCAATCCTTTGTAGGGCTTTGTTAACCCTAATTTCCATGATCCGAATGTCAACATACATCCATGCCATCAACGGCAACAAAACCAAAACAATGATTAGCAAAATGGCTATAACCGTGAGGAATAGTGAATCAGACTTGCCATCATTCCCCATATCCACGCGATCATTATCAGGATAGCTAGGGTAACTAGGAACCTTGTGCGAATTAAGTCTTCCCTTTGAACCCGTTGCCATTCCGCTTTCCTTTTCGCTAAAAGTTCTTCCCTTCTTTGTAATGCTTGCTTTGTTGCAATATCACCAATCGTTGCATTAACCCGCGAATACAAATCCTTCAATTCGCTAGGAACATGGTAAACCATGTAATCCGATAGTTCCGAATTTAGCTTTTCCATTTGCAAGTTAGCAATCACCAACTTAATTGCTATTTCTTGCCCTTCTTCATTTCCAACGTGCAACGCCAATTCTTCTTGTTCTTTAACGTAATTCTTCAAAGCGTTATAGGCTTGAAAAAACTTTGTTAAAGCATCCGCAACTTGCGAATAAATCAAATTTTCATCAAATTCGGGCGGCGGTTCTTTTTTCTTCTTAACTTTTTTAACCGGTTGAACAACTTCCGGTTGGGCTTCTTCTTTCTTTCCAAAAACCGATGTTAGGAACCCAAATAACCCTTTCGATTTCTTTTGAATGCTCTTAACGTCTTTGACAATTCCATCAATTTCTTTGGCGGCATCAACAACAATTTGCCGCCCTTCTTTATACATTTCACAAGCATCTTTGCATAGCTTAAAAGCCCCGCTTGCCAATGCAACAAGTGTAAATGGATCAATTTGTTACACCCCAAATACTTTGTGTAGGAACGCCGCGGCAACACCTGGGCCAAGCAAAACACACAACATTACGCCATAAAGCAAATATTCAATCTTTGACATTCGCTTTTCACCGGCGGTTAGGTGTTCTTGGATAACCCTATAACGTTCCGCGCAAATAGCTTCGTGAACGGCTAACCGTTTATCAAGATCATCCGTCATTTTTATGTCTTTTGAATGAACGCCAATGCGTAATAAAGGGGATTGTTTGTGCCGCCGGATGTAACCACACCGCTAGAAGCAAAACCGCCATTGTTGCCAACGGAATAGCTATTTCCGGCACCCACGATGAATCGATCACGCAAATCGGGTGTTCCATTTGATCCGTTACACAACACATATCCGCTTGGGATAGAACCAATCGAACCACTCCACATAATAATTCCACCGCTAGGAACGGCAGAAACGGATGGGCTTGTTCCGATAATGCCATACAAGTTATCCAAGGTTTGGATGGTGTTGTTGTTGGCATCGGTTAAAACAAACTTATAAGAATATCCGCTTGTTAACCAAATTTCATTTGGGGGGCGGCCATCGGTTCCCAAAACAATTGGATTGGTGTTGGCCGTTGCACCGGTGTTATCGGTGTAGGTGTTTAGGGGCGTTGTTGAACCCGCTTGGTAGGTGTAGATATACCCACCGGCCAAAGGCACGTTAGGCGTTGTGCTAGATAGGAATTGAAAGCCATTTCCTACCGGTGAAAGATTAACGCTCATTGATTTACCCCTCTAGGATTAACGTGCTCATTAACACGCTTGCGCATTGCGCGATTTGCTAATTCTTTGCGGCCATGCGCAATAACGCTAACCACCGGCACCGGTATTCCCGTCATTGCACTTGCCGCACCGGTTTCCGCCAATGCCGCCAACAATGAACTTGCCGTGTTGGATGTTCCAACCGATCCAACCGGTGTTGTTTGAATATCTTTGGTTACATCGTTTAACGTGCGATAGTGATCGGCAATATCTTTTCCAAAGATTAAATCTAACTTGCCGTTCTTATCCAATTCAACAATTTGCTTATCCAACGCGGCGGTTGAAACATAGGGTTTACCATTAACATCACGGCCAACACCTTTGATTGATTCTTGCCTAATCTTATCGGCCAATGCGCCACGCAATTCGTTAACAATGGCTTGGCCTTCGGGCGTTTTATTAAGTGTGTTAAACACGGCCCTAACGCTTTGTGGGCTTTGTTTGGTTAGGATGTGTTCAAGCATTTGATCGTTGCGAACAACGGGATCAACGGTGCCTTTTTTAAGCCTAGTAATATCCCTAGTTACGCCAACGTTTTCAAATTCCTTCATGTAATCCGAATATAGTTTGCGTGCCGCTTTATAAGCATCACCACCGGCGTTGCGGGTTACATTGTCAATTTGGTTAATCATCTTGTAACCGTGATAACCATTGGATGTATGGGGTTCGGTTTCCGAATTAATCAATTGGCGAATGTCTTCCATTGCGGCCAAACTAATCTTACCGGTGCCTTCGGGATCATTGTGGGAAATTTCTTCCTTAACTGCACGCAAAATTGGGTTTTGTTCTTGAACCGTTGGGCGCTTATCGTTGATGTAATCAAGAATGGATTGATAAGAAACTGGTTCTTGCATTTCACCGGCGGCTTTGGCGGCATCATAGGCTTTAGTAACTTCGGCTTTGCGTTCTTTTTTAACGCCTTCAACGTGCGCACGAACCTTTTCACCAAGCGCATCCGGCCCAACGCCAACTTCTTCCGCGCCCGTCATATCAACTAACTTTTGCAAGTTTTGTTGAATCTTTGCGTTTTGATCGGCAAATTTTTCTTGCAACGGTTGGCCAAATTGTGGGTTCTTGGCGGTTTCACGTTCAAATTGAACATCACCAAAGTTTCTAGTTTCTTGGCCTTTGGTTAGATCAATAGGAATAGGCAATTCTTGTGCTTTGGCACGGCGCAAATTAGCTTGTTGAACTTCCGCGGCACCCACACCGGCCAATGGTGCGGCTTGGCGGGCTTGGAATGCTTGTTGTAATTCCTGTGCAATCGGCGTTCTATTGGCCAATTGTTGTTGTAAT